CTCTGATACAAGAGGATACATCGACAAAAGCCGAGCAATAGGTAGGAAATATTCCCTAATCATTAATTGCAAGGCGATAGGTGCAGCTTGGAAAACACGTACCTTATCCTTATCCAGAGGAGTAGGTTCGTCCTTCAAGCATGCCTTAAAGATGGGATGGCAAGCCTTCCCTTGTCGATAATTGGCCTTCATCTTGTCCACTTCCTCCCAAAACATATTATCCAACTCCAGTGGGTAATTATGTTCTGGATATTCGTCAGGATTCAACTGGGTTAAATAATCTGACTTTGGTCCAGAAAGAGGGAAACCGATTGAAGTATTCGGCTTCATCTTATCAATAAATCGTACACCATCTCGACCAGAGACTACTTCAAGCCTGGTCAATGGGCGGATTTCATCCCGCAATTCTGATGACGATTCAACTAATTGAATAAGTGGTTCCTTGTAGTCCTTCATTGCAGCTTGAAGTAATTCAACCTCAACTCCAACTGAAGGCTTGGACGAATGTTCCAAAGAAGCCTGCCATGGCTTCCACGAGTGGAACTTGGGCTTACCCCACTTACAGGGAACACCACACACTTCCTCCACTACTGTAGAGATAGGTGTCTTAGTTACCTGAGAGTGAGTCTTACCTCGTCCAATGACTGTGCCGTATACATTCAGAACATTATCTTCTGGCAAAAACCGTGTGGGGGACTTATCGTCAACGGTCTCACCAAGATAAAAAACCTTTCCATATTGTTCTGTCAATATTTCACCACGCGATGGTGTTTGCAAAACTGCTTGCTTAGCTAGAAGCTTCTTCTCCGCGTCTAGTAGCATTTGCGTGGTGAGGCGAACGGCACCTCCCTTCTTACCTAGGCCTCCTAAGTGCAATCCAATAACTTGTCGCGAAACAGTATCAGATATTAGGGGGGCCATACACAATCCATTAAAAGTACCCTCAGCTACTTCATAGGAATAACCGTCAAAGGCGCCAACCTTATTTACGACGGTTCCCTTGTTAGCATATATCTTGAATTCCTTCAAATCGCCTTCTGGCGACCGATATAGCATTACAGCTGGGGTTGAACGGTGGTATTCAGGTGAAATGAGTTCAGTCAAATCGGGAAAAATCTGAACATTATCAAACTGGATCATATACAAGTCCTTATCAACCTGCACGGAGGAATACTCCTTGTGCAGATGAGACGAATACTTAGTTCCATTAATATTCTTCTTCCCGTAACGCCACAATGTTCCCATCGCGGCATCATCTCGCCAAATGTGTGACGGTACTAAAAGATAAGTTCCCTTCCATGCAAACGCGTTTGTGAAGCGCGTAGACACTGAATCTTCAATCTCAAAATAAGTCACATTGGGTGACACTGCATTGATGGCATGTGTCATGTTGTGCAAACAAGCTGCACGTTGAGTCGAAACTGGTCGCTCAATATGCAAACCTGCCCAGGGTGACACCTCCTCATCTCGTGCCTTTATGTCAGCATAAGATGCAGGTGAAAGATTTCCCTGATTGTCCAGAGCACGAGATGCGCGCCAAGCACGCACAATCAAGTACAACACTCCCATAGCTGTGCCAGCACAGGCAATGGTCTTAACGTGATTGTCTCGAATATTGCGAAAAAGCTCAGGCATTGCGCCATTCATATCTCGTAATTCCATGATAAGATCTCGCTTACGTCGAATCAATACCCTAAGGTACGCCCACGTAGCGAAAATGACAACAACCCATCCAGCAAATATAGACCAAATTGTGGTAATAAAACCAAGTAGCAATCCGCCACGCCAGGCGTTGAAAGCTTCAATAGTCTCATTCCACAAAATGTTGCGCTTCCAGAACGCTAACCAAGCATCGAAATAACGATTGTCAAACAAATACTCTGGTACATAATTGGTCCATTGTAACCAACGAGAATTATAAATTCTAGCCTCTGATAGAATCTCCCGCACACGGCGGCGCAGATCTTCAAAGGATTGATTATTCAACTCGCACTTGTCACACTTGCAATCAGTGATTGGTACGTCGCATATTTCACAGAATCGCAACTTATCTCCAAGATTAGCTCCGAACTCAACTACACGCTTTTGCGACGCGAAGTGAATCCTAGAGTCCTTAATGAGATAGTCAACAAACTCTGGCAATGACAACTTGGCGTGAAACTTCACATACGTCTTCTCAATCGTGATATCGGGTACATATACATTAATGTCCCAAAGATCGGGAATGGGCGGGAGTTGCCCTCCATAGTGTTCAATAGCCTTCTTTGAATCTAAACGTCCATCGGGTAATGCAAAGTCAGACTTCACAAATACTTGTGCATGAACATTAAAACGCCGCACCGCTGCTGCAGCTGACGCCGTGAATTGTCCAGCAACCCGATTCGCTTCAAGGTTGGAATTAGCCACCAAACAGGCTGGATTCTTGGGTATCTTACCCTTGAGATCAGCCTCTGGCATATTCGCATAAGCAGGTACGTTGTTCACGAATTCAAAGATCTTCTCTACGGGAGACTTTTGGGCAAAG